AATTTATGTTTCTTCATGTATTCTTTTAGTGTCATGGTTCTCCTGTTTTTTGGTTGAGACTACCATTACCAATTCAGTTATCCCCAGTCAAGTAAAATTAGGTATAGACATAGTGGAAAACTATGTATATATAGAAAGAAAACAATGGATTTAAAAAAACTTTACGACAAAACTAATGGTGGTCAAGGTCAAGATCACTTCAGCTTTACACAGTTAAGCAAGATGAAACCTATCGGTATGTGGATAGTAGATTATTTTGTGCGTGATCAAAAACGTAGAAGAGCTGACAAGAAGAATTTTAAATTAGGTTATGGATCTGTATCAGGCAACGTAGCACAAAGACTAATAGGTAAGTATATCTTTGAGGGTGCAGAAAGACATGAGATCAAAGATAGAGATTACAATACCATCTTTAATCATGAATATAATCTATACAAAAAAGAAAGCTATGATCAAAGAGATGATAAGATTAAAGAGATGGTTACTGAAAGATTACACGACACCATCAAAAACGTATTAAAAGTAGTTAAAGAAATATTTGGCAAGCAACCTTTGATGTGTGAGAGATATGTTTCTATGTCACCTGAAGGTTTAGGTGTAGATATATTAGGTCGTATAGACTGGGAGTCAGATAAAATATTTGCTGAACAAAAGTCCAAGCCACCAAGTGCTAGAGGTTTGAATGTAGATAGTGTAAAAATTTATACACAAAAGCTACCACTAGAACCTGATCCGATTAACATAAACCAGGTTGCCTTTTATAGAATTGCAACAGACAAGCAGCCGTTTTTATTTTATGTGAATGAAAAAGATTATATTATTTTTGACAACAATCATCCTGCATTATGGGATGATCATTTAGAATATTGTTATAGCGAAATGGTACAAAAAGCTATGACCATACAGAGATTACTTCAAGCAAGTAATGGCGATCCAAAAGTGATGGCAGGATTAGTAGAGAAACCTGATCTATCACATTGGACTATGAAAGATGCTAGTGCAGATCAACTAGATGTAATAAGAGAACTGTGGGGATAAAATGAAAAAACAACATGAGTATCAACAAGATGCTAAAAAACTAGAAGAGAAGAATGAATATCTATTACAAGCAATAGAATGTTTATTGACGAAAGGAACTTGTGAGTTTTTAAAACAAACAAGAGCTATGATAGCAAAAAACAAACAAGAAATTATTAAAGCAAAAGATATGGTAGCTACTTTAAATAGACAAAGTGTAGAAAAAAAATCTATACATAGATTAAAAACTGTAGGTTGTTCAACAGCAATCATCAGTAATACTAGAGTTAATGAATATCAAGAACCTATCAATAAACTAGCATATAAAGTAGTAGATAAAGTTAAATTTTTAAGAAGGAAGGGGTTTGCAAATGATAGATAAAATAAACAAGGTAAATGAATTGTGTCGTAAAGATGGCGTGTACAAGAACCTAACAACAGGTCAAACTACTGTATCTTTATGGAGCAAGATTAAATATTTCAGACAAGTGTTTGGTAATGAACTAGGATTTGATACATCAGTCTTTGAACATGATGATTACTACATTGCAAAGTGTAAGATACTAGCCTATGATCCTGAACGAGTGTTAGCTACAGGACATTACAAACAATTTAAAAAGAAAAACGGAACTTACATACAAGGTGCTTTACCTATGGCTGAAAGTTTCGCAATATCAAGGAGCTTGAGTTTTCTTGGTGTGTTGGATAAAGATATAACCTCCCTCGAAGAGCTAACATCTTTAAACATACCGACAGCCAAGGAAACTAAAGACCCTTCAAGTACGAAGGGTACACCTGTCAAAAAAATAGTAGAGGAGTTAAAGAAAGCTCCACATGAAACAAGATTAAATCATCTTCGTTATCATGTGTATAGACCTACATTTATAGAGACAGAAAAAAATCATCCAAAAGATTTTAGATTGCTAGACAATGCTTTTAAATCTAGGATGAACTTAATAACTAAACAGGAGAAAATATAATGGATAAGCTATATATAAAACTTATACCGAATGCTGACAAACAGCCAGGCGATAATCGACCTAGCTTTGTAGCACCAATAAATCCTAAATCACCTCCAGGTAAAACTTGGAGAATTTCTGCAAACATTAATGGGACTTGGTATAACCAAGCTGCCTTTGATGATACAGAAGAGGATGGAACACCTACTGGTGGATTGAATGTTGTATTAACGCCACAAGATAATACACAATCAGGACCCACTGGAGGGGGTAAGCAACAGTCTTTCACAGGTTATAAAAAACCTTTTAAAAGAACTGGAACTTATGGTAATAATCAAAGAGGATCATACTAATCTACGAGAACTATGATCTTTGCTTTGAGGCGAGGTTTTAGCCATCCCCTTGGCTTCCTTTCGAATCGTTGTTTTTCCTCGCCTCTTTGCTGACAAACTTTATGAACAAAAAGAATTTACAGAAACAAGTTGGTGGTGAGTGGTACAAAACCATGACCATACAGCCAATAGAATATATACAAGCTAATCGCATGGAATTTGCTGAAGGCTGTGTTGTGAAATACGTTTCGAGGCATTCGAAAAAAAACGGAAAAGAGGATATACTAAAAGCCATACAAAACCTAGAATTTATATTAGAAAGAGATTACAATGATTGACAAAAAGGTAAAATCATATATAAGATCAAGACATGGCAACGCAAACTTTACTTATATAGATAAGTTTGACGATGTGAAGAAGGCTGCCAATCCTTCAAATGAAGGCGAGTTGGTAGAAGTGAAAGTCAATGAGATTAAATGGGACTTTACAAAAGTGAAGGAGGAAACTGATGACTCAAAACCAAGATCAACAAAAGATCAAGGAGAGTCTGCAGAAAACGAGAGACTTACAGAGAAAAAAAAGTGAGCTGTATGTCAAGACGTTGCAAAAAGCTAACAAATTAAAAGCTGAAAGTTATAGCTTACATTTGAAAGTTGCAGACTATGAGGACAAGTTAATGAGAGCATAGTCTTTTATTAACTTAAAAAAAATAAAACAAAAGTTGGTAACAACTGAAAGGGGACTATGCACTTCGAAACAATACAAAAGAAAAAACATCAAATTAAATTAGGCATGAGAGCTATCATGTTTAGAGAACTAACACCAAGAGAACTACAGATTTACAGAACAGGATTTAAGAATGGTTATAGATTAGCCGAGACACATCTTGTCTACAAAAGCCAGGCACTAGCTGATAAGTATAGAATGAAAGAGGATCGAGATAGAATTAAAAAGCAAGTCGAGTACAAACATCCTGTTGGTTACGAAACTTTTAATAAAATATTATCCACAGTATCTAAACATTTCAATGTATCAGCTGATGATATAATGAGCAGACGAAGATTAAATTACATGATTAAGCCAAGAGCTGTGATCATCAATTATATTTTAGAACACTTCCAAATTTCTACACCCAAGTTGGGAAACTTTTTTAACTACGATCATTCAACGATTATTCATTACAGACGACAGAAGGTTAGACAAGCAGGAGTTTGGAAACCTTTGGAATTTATTTGGAAAGACTACGAGATAATTAAAAAAGAATTAATTAAGTCCTAGCGTAATTAGGTCTTTTACCTGTACGAGTTCTTCTCTCTGCTCTTTGTTTTCTTGATACCGCAGCACGTCTTTGACTAGGTGACATAGCTCTTGCTTTAGATAAAGGTACACATTTTGGATAGTTTCTTCTTTTCTCACCACCACTACGACCACATTTAGGAAAGCCACCACCTTTCTTGGGGTTAGCAATATCAACCCAGTTGGCTCTGACCCATGATCGTAAACCTTTTGACATTATCTTTTCTTTTTTCTTTTAGGTTTGATTCTACCTGAACATACACCAGCAGCGTACATATTGGCATACGCTGAAGGGTATACTTTAAACTTACGCTTTGCAGCGGCTTTACCTCTTGCACAAAGTTTAGCCATTTCTTTTTTTTCCTCTTAATTTAGCAAAGTCTGCTCTTGTAATTCTATCTCTTGGAAAAGCTACACGAGCTATCTTCATCTGCTTGGCAGTATATTTTTTTTTACCTGTTTTCTTTGACATTATTTTTTCTTCTTACCTTTTTTACCTTTAGCTTTTTTAGCCATAGGCTTTTTCATTTTCTTTCCGTACATTGTCTACTCCTATGTTACAATATTTATCGAAGCAACTTCCGTCTCTACCTTCATGACAAAAATACTTCTTCTCTGCATTTATAATCCATCCACCTTCGTTACTCAAGAGCTGTCTTTTACACATAAGACAATACCCACAAACCAATGTAAGGTTTTTACGAGACCAAGTTTTTTTCTTTACCATTTTTTGCATGACCAATAACGAGCAGTGAGCTTGTTTGTTGCTGTAGCGCAACGATGTCTAGCTCTGAAAGATTTACGTCTAGCAGGAGATGATTTCTTGATTGTCATGTTTGCATCCCCATATCTAATCAATCGAACTTTGTTACCTGACTTTGCAAGAACCGCAAACTTTTTAGTTTTAGTTCTGTCATTTTTAGGTTTGTTGTACCCTGAAAATCTTTCACCTCTGTATGTTATAGCCATGATTGCATTCTATACTCTTTAAAATAATTTACAACTTTCCATTTATCCTTTTTCTTGAAGTGTCCTTTCAATGCGTATTGTGTAGCTTCTTTTTCTGTGTCCCATATCTCATTTGTGAACAACTCCCACTTATCATTACGCATCCATAAGATACAATACACTATTTTAGTATGAGTGCTTTGATAGATTTAGATCCATCAATATTAGTTTCTAGTTCTGCTTCAGATTTAATACATTTATAATCTATATTATCTTTGACTTGTCTCATGGCTTCACGTTTATGTTTAAGACATACAGACATAGATTCTTGTATACGATGCTCCTTAATATCAGGACCAACAAACATAAGTAAAGCTATAACTGTTTCAATCATTAGTGACCATTTCCATTTCTAATTAATTTCTCAACATCAACTTGTAGTTTTTGTACTTGTTCTTTTAAGAACTCGATATTAACTTTGTTAGTCATATTCTGTTCTTGGTTTTCAATTAATTTCTCTACATCTTTAAATACAGATTCTAATAACATATATTGTTCTTGATCAGTTGGTTTCTGTTCTGATTTTTTTAGTAAGTCTGCGTTAAATAATTCTCTTGATGTTTCTAAAGAGGTAAGTCTAGCAGTGACTTCAGTGTAAGCAAAGACACCCATGGCTACAGCGATGACAATACCCACCATGTTTTTAATTGGCATTGCTACATTTGTATTCTCACTAACTTTCATTGTGGTTCTTTTCCTCCGCAAATATAACCTATAACTTTTTTATCTTGGTATTTGTAATAGTAATGATTAGATAGAAAGGTCTTTTTCCTCTTCTCATATACTGCTACGTTAGTATTAAACCAACTACTGCAACTTGTAAATATCTCAAATGTCTCCTGTTTGATGTCTCCACCAAAAGTTAGATATAATAACGTAATCATTATGGGTTTCATCTGCCTTGCGAGTTGTAAGCCTTCCAGGATCTTCGTTTATTTTTGTTCATCGAAGATGTTTTAGGTCGTCTACCTAGACTGGTTTTTTTTGGTATTCTTTCGTGTGGTAATTTTTCTAGGTTTAGTTTTCTTTTTGCCATATCCTTGTTGTGCTTTCAATCGTACCTCTATACCAAAGGCTTGAGAAAACATCTTTGTTATTTGATTACTCATTTGCTAAAGTTTTTTATTTCACTTGCTTTGATACCATAGATTGCAGCTACAACTGATACCCAAAGTCCAACCAACCACCAAGGCATAGCTTGTAGTTTTTCAAAAAACATATCCATCTTTTGTTCTATTTCAGGATCGTCTGCAAACACAGAGTAAGCTAACATGAAGATGGGGGTAGACAAAACGATAAGTACGAACTCATCTTTCCAGTCTCCCTTCTGATGCTCAAATACTTTACCTTTATACTCAATCTCCCCCCGTCTCATCTTCTCTGCATGGTGAAGTCTAGCTTCTGATAAGGCTTCTTTTGTTTTTTGTTTATCAGAGTACAGCTTGGCAGCTGTCTTAATTCCCATACCTAATACGTTAAACCACATTATCCTAACCATGGTAAGTATTTAACCTTACCATCCTCTCTTCTAGCTTTGAGCCATTGGTTTCTATTGTTCTCACCAGCGTAACTACAATGAATCCATCCGCTTGTAGGTTCGCCTTCTTTATAAAATTCTAAAATTCCTTGATCCACATCTAAATTATTTTTAATCCATTTAGCTAATTCTAAATTATCTACACCAGGTATTTCAAAGTCTGCTGCTGCAGCACTATCATCCGCAACGTGTTGTGAATTAACGGATG